AAATATTCAATAGTACCAGTATCTAAGTTGATATCAGTCATACCACTAACACCCAATTCAGCGTTTAATTCTTTTTCAATAGAATCTGCCGAATCTTGCGTCATTTTCCCATCTTTAGAATATTTTAATTTAGTAGGTTCTACTTTAGGTTCTTCTTTGGATTCTCCACCTTTTAACGTTTGTGCCAATTCCTTAGCGTAAGCCATAGCATCTTCTTTTGTATCAAATGATTTACCATTTGTTTCATCAGATTCACCATCTTCCATATCTGGTAGGTTATATCCACTTACATAAAATGGTTCATCACCACCATAAGCAGCGCCCGTTGATATCATAATTGCGTTTTCATCCTTATCCATATAAGAGATTACACCAGGTATTGCACCTATATCTGCCCAATCATATCCAACTGTACCTAATTCTTTTTCAAACTCAGCTTCTACTTCTTTTGGAAGTTCAATATTATCCTCATCAGAATCATCTATTTCATAATCATCATCGTCATCATCATCAGGTGTATCATAACCGGCATCTTTAGAGAACATATTAGGTTTCTCTTTACCGGCAGAATCACCTCCCTTCTCTGCCTCTTTTTCTTTTTTATCGTGAGTACCAGCTTTTACAGCAGCATCTCTAGCATCTTTAGTATCGAATACAGATACTTTACCACTAGCTTTGTTTACAGCAGTAAATGTTTCTTCTTCCTTTAGTAAGTCTGTTAGTTTAATCATAGTATTATTTATTTTTTCCTAAACGTTTTTTTGCTTCATCGATGTCTAAATCAGCCATCTCATAATATCTATTTAGAATATTTCCCATATCCTCATATAACGCATTTAATCTTTCATCCATTTGCCTAGCTTCAGTAGAAATCTTATCAAATGATTTATCCAACTTCTCCAACTCACTCATATTTCTTTTGATAGTTACTTTATCAAACCAATCATCCGATTCTGAAAGAGTTAATGTTTTAGCTGCTTCTACGATACCTCCTAAAGTTTCTGCTATCTCAACGATATCAGATTTTCTTTGCATTTGTTCGTTGAAGCTCTTATATGTAGAAATTATTTCTAAGAAGTGTTTCTTTACTTCATTAGATAATGGTTTGTTAGCTTCTAACGATTCAGTCAAACTGAATTTACCATCAACAATCTTTACATCGTTTATGTTTGTTTTACGGATATCATTGTATCCCTTACTTACGCTCGTACCTTGCTTAGAATCTACTTTAAATTCTATTGTGTTTTCGGTAACGTATTTGTATATGTCAAATCCTTTTTTCATTATGATAATTCCGTTATAATTTCTCTCATTAAATTTTCTGCTTTACAAAAGTCACCACAAACATCAGTACCAATACTTTTTACTACTGATTCGTTCATTGGTGTCATAAATGCACCATGTGTAGATGGGTTAGAAACAAAATCCCAACCAATTAGTTCGAAATCTGAACCTACTTCTACTTTTCCTTCTCCAATATTACTAACTGAACCCATACCTCTTGATGAGATACCTAATAGGATACCAGCTCTTAGTAATTCTTTTAAGATGTTACCAGATGGGGTTGGTAGTATTTCAACTGTACCTACTACATCTTCACCTTCCCAATGAATTTCTCTTATGTTATGAGAAACATTCTTTAGGTTAATTACAGAAGAATCAGGGTGGTCTAATTCACCTAATGCTCTTCTTTCTTTAATAAGAGTTTGATAGTTATTTACCTCTCTCTCTAATATTTTTTTTGGGTACACTCTTCCATTTTGGTTTTCTGCACCAGAACGTTGAAGAACTCCCTTAACTAATGTTCTACCAGAAGCATCTTCATTAACGCTACCTTTAAACAAATTAGTTTCTATAATTAAATTTTTCATTCCGTTCTTTATTATTTAGTTTGTTCAATAATTTTAGTAAACTCAGATTGTACTTTTTCAGTTAATACGTTTTTAATACCTTCATTAAGTATGATATTAATTACATCTTTTATTTCTAAAACATTATTCAATTTATTATCCATAGTTGGTTTATCCAAAAACGTAGTTACCTCAAATTGTAATTCTTTTGATAATGTGCTTTTAAACTCACTAACTACATTAGCTGAAGTAGAGCATCCTCCACAACCACATCCACAATCGGAATGAGATTCTTCTACTTTATAAGTTTTACCATCTACTTTAAATTCATCATCACCATCTTTCTTAGCTTTAGTTACAGCAGCACCAAAGGCATTACCTTCGTTCTTTTCACCTTTACCATCCCAAGCAGCATCAATCTTATTAAAAAAGTTTTTCTTTTCTTCATCAGACATTGATGGAATTGATTTTCCAGCTTTTTCTAATGCCTTTTTAAAGAATGCTTTATAATTAGCTTCCTCAGCCATAACCGTCTTTAAAGTTTCTTTAATTTGCTCTTTAGTAATATTCATAGTTATGGTTTCCTATTAAAAGTTTTGTATTGATGTTGCGATACGATTTAATCGTTCTCTGATTTTACTTAGGTTTTTTTGAGTACGTTTCCAATATTGGTCAGATTCTAATCCTCCCTCTTTTTTAATCTTACCATACCAACCTACGAATTTTTCTATCTCTGAAAGTTGTTTGTTAACACTTGAAATTCCTCTACCAATTTTTTGTTTTGGTGAGGATTCATCTTTTCTTAATTCATGCCAACGATTTTCATCAACTCTTTCATATCCAGTTGATTTAGCTAATTTATCTACAAACTCATCATCATTCTCCTCATCCTCATCAGTACCATCGGTATCTTTAAATGCATTTGGAGTATTATAACCAGCAATATCACCGGTTGTAGTTGCTTCTTCTAAATCCAACTCATCTTGTTCGATTTCAGCTATAAGTTCTTTGATATATTTCTTTAAATTACTTTCCATTAACTTTACTTTTCAACTCTTTAATTAATTCATATGAAATCATTAATGATGAAACGTGGTTGTCGGAAACTACTTTACCAATTTTTGTTTTAGATAAAACTGATGCAGTTTCAGCTAATTTAATTTTGGTTACCTTATCGTTTATAGATTTACCTAACGATTTAAGTTCAGAAATGATTTTAGGAATTTCTTTTTCAATATAAGATTTAAATCCAGTTGTATTAGATAGATTATTTATATATTCCTTTAATAAAGTTTTTTGGCTTTCATTTAGATTAGAATACTTCTTATTAAAAGTTTCTACTAATATTTTATATGTAAGTAAACGTAAGTCTTTATCCTGCTTTTTGTAGGATTCAACTACATCTTCTGATTTTGTTGATGATTCAACTAATTTAGATTGCTTTGATGTAATATTCTCAATTAAAGTAATTTTTGAATTAAATACATCCTTTACATCGTAATTTTCATAGTTCTTAGATTCAAATACTTTATATATTGAAGCTAGTACCTTATAGTTTGATATAGGTGAAGATAAGAACTCATCCATATTGAATGATTCATTAATCTTTTTAATTAGATTATATTTTTCTCTTTGTAGATTCTTTTGATTGATTCTACTATGAGCTTCATTAATGGTATCAATAAACTTTTCAGCTCTTGATTCTGAATTATACTTTTCTTTTAATAGTAAATCGTATAGTCTTAACTCTTTATTCAATTCAGTTTTAGATGAAAAGAACTCGCTTACTATAGTCTTTGCAGTTTCAGTCGTATCACCATTAAGAACTTCTAAGGTGATTTGTCTCACCAAAAGCTCAAAAAGAATACCAGTATTCTTAAATTTTGAATGTTTTACTCTCTTCATTACGTTTTTTTACCCTATAATAATATATTCCTATACGAAAGTTTATCGTATATAAATATAACTTTATTTTTATTTATTAAATTTTTCGTCATCTAACAAATTATCATCACTTAAAAAATCTGTTTTTTCGGTTATTACCTTCTTTTTAGGAGATATACCATTAACATATTCTTTAGCTAATTTGTTAGCTCGTCTGCCAACTTTACCTTCAGTTTTCTTCAAGGCCTTTTGATTTTCTTTAGCACCTAAAGGGTCTCTTCCATATGGATGTTTATCTTTACCATATGTATTTCCTTCTCTAGGTCTACCACCTTTATTTTTCAATTCATTTTTAAGTTCTTCCAATTCACCCTCTACATCAGTTTCTTCAGTTTGCATTGCAGGGTCTGAACCTTCATCTTCAATTGAACGATATCTGAATCTATCTTTAAGGTCATTAATCATATTAGTTTTCTGATTATCGATTTCATCTTTGCTCATATTGAAAATATTTTCATATGCCCATTCTTTTGAAATCATATTCAATTGTTGAATATCAGAAACCAATCTAACTTTTTCACTCCATAAGTTTACCTTTTCCTGCTCATATATTGTAGATGGATTAACCAAATTCAATTCAAAATCAACCATTTCAGGTCCTTCAATTCCTTGAGCTGATAAATGTACAACTGCTAACTTAGTAAGTTCGGATACTAAAGTTCTTTGTATTCTTTCGATTGTTCTTGCAAATCTTACATCTTCTGCAGCAAGTGTTGCTTTACCATTTACATTCTCATCGTATCCCAAATATGCTTTTGGAATCTTTAGAGCTGCAAACATTTTATTCTTTAAGTAATCAATATCTTCAATAGCTGTATATTGTAATCCTCCTAATGTATCTATTTCGGTTCCACTATCACCTCCCCTAACAGGTAAGAAGAAATCTTCAGTTAAGTTTTGAATATTATACTTTAGATTATAATCACCAGTATTCTTATCCATAAATGGAACTTTCTTCATTTTGTTGATAATCTTTTGCATATAGTTATCAACCTCAGTTGGTGGAATATTACCAATATCAATTTTGAAAACTCTCTTATCAGGTGCTCTCATAATTCTATGAATTAACATAGCATCTTCCATAAGAGAAACTTGCTTCCAAATTCTTCTACCATTCTCAATCATTGCCTTACCATAAGGAAGGAAGTTTGTATCTGATAATAATCTGAAATGTACTATTTCGTAGTTTTCGTATTCACCCTTTCCAATTGGGTCGTGGTTTACTTTAAACTTTACATAGTTAGGATTATTTGGGTCAGTATTCTCCAATCTTTCAGTTTCGTAAACTGGAAGTGGTTGTACATTTATAATTCCTTTACCTGGAGCTATTTCCATAGCTAAAAAGAAATCACCATATTTAACCATATTACGAGTCCATGCCCATAGGTTAAATTCTAAATTTAGAATATCATAGAAAAGGTTTTCTAATAATTCTTTTACTTTTTCATTTTGAGTTTTTATTTGAATAACATCACCAAATTCATTTTTTAATGTTGATTCATCTGAGTATATATCTAATGCTGATGATATGATAGGGTCATTATCCATTGCATCATAATCTCTAAATAATTCTCTACGAACTTGGTGGTATGCCATTGATTGAGCTGCCATCTGGTCTCCATAGAATGAACGTTGTAACTTAGTGTATCTATCTCTTAAATTCATTAAGTTAGTACTACCTTGCTGTCTATCATCCGTATCCTTAATAGTTCTCTTACCATCCTTATCAACGACTACTACCGCTTGGGATGAAAAAAGTTTACTTAACTTATTAAAAAATGAACTATTTTGCTGTTCTGCCATTTTATCTTTGTTTATTTAATAATCTCCCTAAGATACGAAAAATTATTAATATATCCTAATTTATTTACCACGCTTTACAACTCCAATATCTAGCTCCAGTTCTTGGACCAGGACTATCACAATTATGCCTAGCTCTAAAAGCCTTTTTTCTATCTGGATTTGATTTCTTTATTTTCATAGTTTTCTCACCAGCTTTCTTAGCCGATGTTCCACCATGTCCAAAGTTTACCTTTACAACATTTCCCTTTGGGTTTTTTACATACACTTTAAACTTCTTAACATCACCTCTCATTGGTTTATTTAGCTTGACATCTCTACCTTGATATTCAGCTTCGTTTACATCAGTCTTATATTCTTTTATAAATTCTAAGAATTCTACCAAATCATCGTGGTTTTCTACATCATATTCAAAGATATCATCTTTAAATTGGTTTGTAAAATCTTCAAAAAGTTCTTTAGTTGTGTTTTCCATAATAAATCTTATACTATATAAATATAACAAAATTGATTTATAACCAATTTGTCAGGTCCTCATGAGTTCCATCACCGATATCCATTTTCCAAGGATTATCCTCATTATCATTACCACCATATATACCAGTATAAGTATGAGATGAAATACTGTTAATTGCTTGTTTGGTTAAATCAACACCTTCTTGTCTTAATCTAAGAGCAGTATCCCTTACCCACAATCCTATTGCAAGAGCCATAACTAAATCATCATTATAACCCCTCATAGCTTCAGCTCTACCATTATTCCATATAAAGGTAAACATTTCATCTATTGTTCTTACTGAACGGATTGTGATTGATTTATCTCTAATGTACTCTTCTAATTTTGAGATGATTAATGGTCTTGTTCTGGATGTTGTGGAGAACCCTGCTACTTGATTTCTATCTTGTGAACGATATTTATTACTAAACTGATTTCCAGCATCTACATATTTTATATCCTTCTCAGTATAATACAAATTTCCATAATTTCTATCAATAACTTGTTGTATAGCAGCCCAACCAATATTTGCGTTTTCAATTACTAATAACGCTTGATTATATTCAGTTGATAATGCTACTAAGAAGTTTCCAAAATCCTTTGTATCCAACTTACCCTTATATTCAGCTACTTGATTAGATGCAACTACATCTATTACATGAGCCGTAGAGAAATCCGAAGAATCCCCTCGGGCAACATCCGCTACAACTATGTATGATTTACTATAATCAGCAAATTCCCATTTCCAAAGATTACCATCGAATCCAGTTTTCTCAATAGGGTCTTGTACATAAGTTTCTTTATAAAATTGTAGAAGTTGTGGGTCAATAACCGAATCACCAGAAGATACAAAATCACAATCACACTCTTGTGCTGCTCCTTTGGGTCCTAATAATCTTTCTTGCTCATCTCTCCAACTTTGGTCTCTTTCTGGATGAACTGTCCAATGTAATCTAATTGTATTAAAATCGTTTCTACCTTCTTCAGCACCTACCCAAGTTTTATGATACCAATTACCTACACCATTTGGAGTTGATAATACAATAGCGTTACCCCCAGTTGATAATGTAGATTGCGCAGATACCCATATCTCTTCAATCTTATCAATAAATGCAGCTTCATCAAATACCAATAAAGATAGTGCTTCAGAACGTCCTGCATCTCCAGCAGCTGAAGTTGCTTTTATCTGAGAACCATTTGAGTATCTAAGAGATAGTTTGTTATCTTCTACTGTTTCTAATTTTAACCAAGATGGTAAATACTGATTCATCACCCTAACCTTCGTTACGAGGTTCTTAGCTACCTCTTGCTTAGTTGCAATAACCAAAACATTGAAGTCTTGATTAAATAACATTTTCCACAAAGAGAATCCTGCGGTTAAAGTTGATATACCAGTTTGTCTGGATTTAAGAATAATATTATATCTATGGTCTTTGAAGTCAACTAATGTATCTTCTTGAAATGGATATAATTGAAAAGGTATCTTACCCCTAACAGGGTGTTGAATCATACAATACTTTTTCATAAAATAAATTGGGTCAGAAGCACACTTCTGATATTCCAACTTTATTATATCTTTCAACGATTGCTTAGCCATAAATTATTTCTTTTTTCCTATCTTCCAATACATACCAGCACTAACAAATGGTGCTAATTGTGAGGTGTTAGAATTATTCTGAATACCTAAACCTAATTGATATAAATTATTCTTTTTACTTTTTAGGATTAACCCTCCACCAACATT